CATCAGACATAGCCACTTTTGCTCTCTGCTTGTTAGCGTAAATTTTACTTCCAGCAGAAACGGCTAATTTAATTGCCGATAACCACATACTAATACCAAGTTACGTCTTTTTGTTTTCTTGCAGCACCACTTCCTTTAACAGGATTTGAGTCTCCAGTAGGAATAACGTTTCTTGCTCTCTTAACGTTCGCCACACTTTTAGGATCATATTCAACTTTTTGAGGTGGTATCGCAACTTTTGTTTGTTTTTTATAGTTTATCATAGTTTTTACCTTTTTTTGTTATATCATACCATTATTCTTCGTCAATAACAGCCATTTGTTGTACTCCTGACTTAGCAAGACTAACTCCAGCTCTTAATTTAGCTAAATCTTCATTTTGTTCCATCTTATCTTCAGCTAAATCTTTTGCTTGCATTAATTTTGCTCTATCTAAGTCCTCTCTTGACTCATCATAACGTTTTTTACGCTCATTTTCCATTGCTCTAAGGTCAACTTCACGTGATTTTAGTTTTAAAAGAGGATCACCATCAAATTGTGATGTAATTTTGTTCTCTTCCTTCATAAATTCTTCCGTCATTTCAGCAACTAGCACTGCTTTTCGTGATTCAATTTGATTTGTAAGCATTTGTAGCTGTTGTTGTGCTTGTGGATTGATTGCTGCTTGTTGTTGAAGCATCATCATTTGTTGCATTTGCTCTCTAAACTCTAATTGTACCTGTTCTTGTGCCATTAAACTAATATGTTCTAAAATATTTTTTTGAATTGCAGCCATAACCATAGGATTATTTCTTACAATGTTAGTTGACATAAAATTTAAGTGAGCTGTAATGTGTGCTCTATGATCTTGACCAGGAAAAGCTTGAAAAGGTTTACCTGCTAATGCATTAATATGCTCTAAACTTGGATCCATTGGTGCGTTTGGTGCTGGTGGGGGTAAAACTGCATCAACATTTTTAACACCAATCGCTTCGTACATATTTCTATAAATTTGATACATGTTATGTAGTTGTGGATTTGATGTTGCTATTTGTAATTGTGTTTGTGCAAGTGTAATTCTTTGTGACATAGAAAAAATATTAGGGTCCGCTACTGGTATTACATCTATTCTATTATCAAAATCTGCTTGTTTAATATTTCTTTGTGCACCCACAACATCATAAGGATATTCTGGTGGTAAATATTGTGATACAACTTTAGATAATAATTTAAATTCATCTTTCATCGCTGCATAACATCTTTTATGAATTGCTGACATGACTCGTGAGCCACGTTCTAGAAGTGCAACTGTAGTTCCAACTGCAGCTGCTTGGTTACCATCACCCACTTGCATATCAGCAATAGCCGCGAATCTTTGACCAGCTTGTACAACGATACCTAATAAATTTAATAATGTTTGTGATGGCTCTTTGTATGGTAATGGAAAGAATGCATCACGTAATGATCCACCCGGTGCATCTACATCTTTAAACTCACCTGGTTGTATTGGTGCTGCTTCATCTCTAACTCTAACGCCTCTTTGTTTAAATCCTGCAGGTAAATTAGATAAAGTTCCTGCATCTAATAATTGACGGAGAGCCGCCGTTGCAGTACGGCTCAATCCGCCAATCATGTGAATGAGTCCAAAGCCATAAAATCCAAGTCCTGGCAGAAATTTGAAGTGGACGAAGTATTGGATCTTACGTTTCTTTAGATCATCGGGCGCATAGTTCCTTCTAATAGAAAGAACTGATCGGTTGCCTTCTTCTACAGTTATTATGTAGGGCAATTTTATTCCAGTCGGTTGATTATCAGCACCGACTTCTTCAAAACCTTCTAAGTCTAAATTAACATGACACTCTAAAATATTATAAATTGGTTCTTGTTTTCCAGTTTTTTTAGTGCCTTCTAATTCTCTCTCTTTTTTATTTAATTCATCGTTAGAGTCCATACCTGGAGGACCTAATTCTATGTCTCTATAAAAACCAGAGACTTGTTGTTTTCTTAATTCATTTTCAGAAATTTTTACAGTATGAATAATTGCTTCCGCATCATCTAATGAGGTAGCTGTATACGGAACAATTAATTCATCTGCTGGTACAAACTTTGAAACTGCTCTTCCTATGTTTTGATCATAATAAACTTTTTTAAATGTAGAGCCAGCCAATGGTAAATGAAATAACATAGAATCAAACTCTGCTTCATATTCTTTCATTTGATCCATAATTAAATAATTCATAAAATCTTTTACACGAGTTGCTTGTTGTTCAGTTGCAGGATTTTTAACACCAATAACTTGTGTTCTTACTGGTCCATCTGCTGGTAATAATTCTTTATATGCTTGTGCTTGAAACTGAGTAACTGCTTCTGCTAATACTGGGTGAGTTGCACCACTTGCTCCTTGAAATGGCTCTGTTCTATTTTCATATTTAAATCCTAAAAGATCTAAACCTGTTGTATAAGCTTGTTCCCATTCTTTTCTTGATGACTTATAGTCCATATAGTTTTGAACCATTTCATTACCAATGGGTTCTAAAACATCGTCTGGTAAAATATCTGCTAAATTATCAAAATGATTTTCTGTGCCTGGTATGTTTATTGCACCTGGTTCAAAGTCCAGTGTTGCTCCACCATCTTCTTCAGGGATAACTTCAACGGGTCCTTTTTCTACAATCTCTTCCTGAACATTAACTTCTTGTAGCTCCTCTTCAGAAGGAATTTCAACTTTGGTTCTAGTGTTCGGGAGTCCTTTATCTATATCTGCCATTTATACTCCTATAAGTTTCTAACACGTTTTAATAATGAAGGCAACCCTTGTGAGTTTGGTCCTCTTTCTGGTGGTCTACCTGATGAATCGCCTGCCTCTTTTGCTATACCACCACCTGCTAAATTAGCAACGCCACCCGCATCTGCTATTGTCTGCATCTGTTGATCTTGTTTTATAAAATCTTGTATCTGTGGATATGTCATACCAAAATCTTGAATTGTCATACCTTGTGTTTTTAATATTTCATCAATCTCTTGTGGCGACGTAGTTGGAAAAGCCTGTTCCATTTGTTGTTCTCGTTTTTTTAATCTTTGTGCATCAGCTGTTGCACTTTGTGGAATCATCATTCTTCTACCACGTTCTGCCATTGCAAACTCTTCACCTTTTGCAAATTCTTTTGCAAGTTCTGCTTCTTTATCAATCTGTAATTTAGGACCTAAAGCAAGATTAAAAATAGAATCAGCAAATGCTGTTTTAAGTGGCACCCCTGTTTCTAAAGTTTTGTTTAGTGCAATACCACCCTCTATTGCAAGTTCACTTGCAATTGCTAATGGACCTAAAGCATTTTTTACTAATCTACCTGCAGTAGCAGCTTTGTTTGTAAAATTTGTAAGTTTTGCTCTGGCTGCTCCATCACCTTGCTGTGCTTTTTGTGTTAGCTCATCAATGGATTTTTGATATGCTTGTGGCATATTACAATTGACACCATTAGCAAGTCTACATTTTATTCCTAAATTTTTCATAAAAGAAGAAAGACCTTTTACATTATCTAATTTTGTAAAAGTTTGTTGTGTGCTTACACCAGCCGTTTTAAATAAGTCTGGATTGTTTTTTGCATAAGTTTGAAAATTTTTATTTAAAAATTGTAAGTTTTCTAAAGATTTACCTATTTCATTTTTTATATTTAATTTTTGAAACTCTTGCACACCATATTTAAAATTAGTTGCATCATCACTAATCTTACCAATATTAAGTTTTAAGTCTCTCGCTATTTTTTCTACAGCTTTCTTTTTATTTAAATTTGGTTTTATTCCTTTTTTTGCATCTCCCATAGCTATCTCATACTGTTGTGAAAGCGCATCTTTAAAACCCCTGTTAAGATCTTTATCCAAAGGATTTACTCGAGTTAATTGTTCTGTGGTTGCATCAAATAAATTATTTAAACTAGATTTAGATAATGGGTGATCTAGTTCAAAATTTATATTTGGATATTTAAGATTAATAGCATTTTTTAATTGTCTGTACTCGTTTAAGTTTTTTTTAATGGCTAAAAATTTTTTAGGTTGATAGGTTTTTGATTTTGGATTACCAAAAGCTTGATAGAATAATTCATCTATCTTATTTTTGTCAGCTACAATTAGTTTAGATTTCCATAATTTATCTAAAGCATTGTCAGAAATTGTTGAGTCTTTAGGTATCCATTCTAATTTATCTTTTGCCTCTTTTCCCACTGCGATTCTAGACTCAGCCATTCTTTTCTTATAGATATTTAATTGTAAACGTTTTGCTTGTTTTTTAAGATAAGGTAAAGTGATATTGTTAGCTTTAGCAAATTGTTTAGGATCAAAAAATTTTTTCTTATTTGTTTCTTCTAATAATTTTATTTGAATACCTTGTTCTTTTAAAACTCTTTTTTGTCTTGAATCAAATTTTCTATCTGGATTCCACTCCCCATATTTTTTTATGTCATCTAAATATTTTCTTTTAAAGTTATTTCTGTCAGTTGCGTTTAAATTATCAAAGGTTGTTACTTTAATTTTGTTTCTTCTATTTGGTTCTTTATTTGATTTTTTAGCCCATTCTTTTGCAGCTTTGTCTATTGCTTCTTTTCCATAAGCATCATACAATTCTTGAATAGATTCTTCTCTTATAAGATTGGGATCTTTAAACCCAGTTCTATCACCTATATCTTGACCTTGAATTGTGCCACCACCAATTGTTCCACCATCATTAAACCCGATCCGTCCACCTTGAGCCATACCCGGTCGAGTAAGATACGCCATCATTTGTTTCATTCTATCAGGACGCATTATTCTCCTAACATTCTTGCGATACCACCAGATGCAAAATCATCAGCTGCCTCTGCTGCAGCTTCTGCGGCTGCATCTGCTGCTTGCTCTGCTCTGATTTCAGCCTCAATCATTCTACC